GTGTTAGCATCCGCCACATCAGTAACACGCGGGTAACACGCAATGCTCAACGAATCCCAGGAACTGTTTTTTAAAGCGACCCTACGCGGTGAAAAGCCCGAACAGGCCGCAATCAGCGCAGGTCTAAGCCCGAAGACCGCAAAGGCCGCCGGCTTTCGTATGCGCAAACACCCAGCAATCGTGGCCGCACTAGCCGCCGTAGGTATCGGCACCAAAGCGGCACCGTCCGGCAAACCCGCCGCGACTACGGACGAATCTGAACCGGATATCGTGACTATTGAAATACCGGAAACCGAAGACCCGAAAGTCTTTTTGACAGCGCTCATGAATTGCCCGAAGGCAGGCGTGAAAGCCAGGCTGGAGGCGGCGAAGGCCCTGCTACCTTTCGAGCATTCGAAAGTTGGCGAGAAAGGCCAGAAGGAAAAACGCGCCGAGGCCGCTAAGGAAGCCGGCAAAGGGAAATACGGCACAGCGCCAGCCCCATTGCGTTCGGTGAAGTAAATGGAGTGGACAACGCAGAACCCAAATTGGGAATCCGATATCGTCGCCGGCCGAAGTCTACTTCCCTGTGCGCCACTCTTCCCCGAAGAGGCCATGGCCGGACTGGACGTTATGCAGCAGCTCCGGATCGTCGACGCACCGGGCAGCCCGACCATCGGCGAAGCATGCGCCCCGTGGGTCAGTGACTTTGCGGGTTCTGTGTTCGGTGCCTACGATCCGGATTCGGGTATCCGGCACATCAAAGAATTCATGTTGACCATTCCGAAGAAAAATTCGAAGAGCACTATCGCGGCGGCCATCATGTTGACGTTGCTGATCCGCAACTGGCGAACGTCTGCGGAAATGATCATCCTTGCGCCGACTATTGAAGTAGCTAATAACGCGTATGCGCCGGCGCGCGACATGGTGAAGCATGACCCCGAACTGGCCGAACTGCTGCAGGTGCAAGATCATCTGCGCACGATCACCCACCGTGGCACTGGCGCCACGCTCAAAGTAGTAGCTGCGGACTCAAACACCGTGTCCGGAAAAAAGGCCAGTTTTGTCCTGATAGACGAGATCCACCAGTTCGGCGCGATGCCAAATGCGGAAAACATGTTCCGTGAAGCCACCGGCGGGCTAATAGCCCGGCCCGAAGGTTGCATCATTTACTTGACCACACAGTCTGATAAACCGCCTGCGGGAGTATTCCGCCAAAAGCTGATGTACGCCCGTGGAGTGCGAGACGGGCGAATCGACGACAAACGCTTCCTGCCGGTGATCTACGAATTTCCGCAGCACATGCTCGACTCCGGCGAAGCTCGCAACGCGGAAAACTTTCACATCGTCAACCCGAACATGGGCTACTCCGTCGACCGCGGCTATCTGGAGCGCGAGTATTCCAAGGCGCAGGAGACCGGCGAAGAATCGGTGCTCGGCTTCCTAAGCAAATTCCTGAATATCGAAATCGGCTTGGCGCTGCGCTCCGACCGGTGGGCCGGCGCGGACTTTTGGCAGCAGCAGTCCGACCGCTCTGTGACGCTGGAGACGATGCTAGAACGCTGTGAGGTGATTGACGTAGGGATTGACGGCGGCGGCCTGGACGACTTGCTAGGGCTGTCGCTGGTAGGCCGTGAGAAGGATACCGGCGACTGGCTGTCGTGGTCAGGCGCATGGGCGCACCCTTCCGCGCTTGCCAGGAACAAGCAGGAGGCGTCGCGCTTTCACGATTTCAGCAGAGACAAAGACTTGGTGCTGGTGAAACGCATAGGCGAAGATGTTACGGAAGTCTGCGATATCGTGGAACGTGTCTACGAATCCGGACTACTCGACAAGATCGGCGTCGACCCGGTGGGTATCGGCGCCATATTCGACGAACTGGTAGCCAGGGGAATTCCGGAAGACAAGATCGTCGGCATAAGCCAGGGGTGGAAACTCGGCGGCGCCATTAAGACTACAGAGCGACGCCTGGCCGAAGGGAAGCTCAAGCATGCTGAGCAACCGCTAATGGCGTGGTGCGTCTCTAACTGTCGCGTAGAGCCTCGGGCAAACTCAATCCTGATCACCAAACAAGCTTCCGGCTCGGCCAAGATCGACCCAGTGATGGCGCTGTTCAACGCAGTAAGCCTGATGGCGCTAAACCCAGCCGCCGCGCACAAAAAGTTCCAAATGCTATTTCTTTAGGTTACAGTGCGCGTAATTTACCGGAGCTGTATACATGAACAGAGCCTACAGTTTTCTTGAGGTTAAGGCCGTCGGCGAGGAGACCCGTACGATCACTGGGTGGGCCACGACCCCGGAAACCGATCGTCAGGGCGACATCGTGGAGCCGCTTGGGGTCAAGTACAAAAACCCCCTGGTCCTTCTGTGGCAGCACGATCACGAGAAGCCAATCGGTACTGTAGAATTCGGCAAGCCAACTGCAAAAGGCGTCCCCTTTACGGCGACCGTCGCCAAGGTTGAAGTACCCGGCACTTTGAAGGACCGCGTCGACGAAGCTTGGCAGTCGGTGAAAGCCGGTCTGATTCGCGCTGTGTCGATCGGCTTCCGCAGCCTTGACCATGAACCGATCAAAGGGACTTACGGCCTGCGCTTCAAGCAGACCGAAGTGTATGAACTGAGTTTGGTAAGCGTGCCGGCCAACGCCGGGGCGATCATCACGAACATCAAATCGTTCGATGTTGGGCTACCTGCCGCGTCAGGCAAAAAGGAGTTCACCGTCGTACGACTTGAAAAACCCGCCGGCGCTTCGGCACACGTTACGAAAAAACTATCCGTTTCTCCGAAGCCCGAGGAGGGCCTAGACATGAATTTCGCAGAACAAATCAAGTCCTTCAAGGACACCATGGTGCAGAAGTCCGCGCGCCAAAAAGAACTGATGGAAGCCGCCGAAGGCCGCACCCTGGACGAAGCCGAGTCGGAAGAGTTCGACACCATCACCGACGAGCTGAAGGCCGCTGAAGTGCACATCAAACGCCTGGAAGTGATGGAGAAGGCTAACGTAGCGTCCGCAGCGCCTGTCGCCGACGTGACCAAGCAGACCCACCGCGCACCGCTCGTAGCCAAGAACACCGAGAAGCTGGAACCCGGCATCCTGTTCGCCCGTTACGCCATGTGCAAAATGGCCTCGCAGAACAACCCGGCGATGGCCGTGGAAATCGCGAAGTCGAAATACCCGCAGCATGAAGGCTTGGTTAAGACCCTCGACCTGGAAGCTCGCGGCCAGAAAATGGGCGGCTTGATGAAAGCCACCGTCGAAGCCGGCACCACCCTTGACTCCACTTGGGCGGCACCACTGGTCGACTACCAGAACTTCGCAGGCGATTTCATCGAGTACCTCAGACCTCGTACCGTGATCGGTCAGTTCGGCACCAACGGCATTCCGTCGCTGAACCGCATTCCGTTCAACGTCCGCATCGCAGGCCAAACCACCGGCGGTAACGCTTACTGGGTAGGTGAAGGCGCGCCGAAGCCGCTGACTCAATTCGACTTCAACGCAACTGAACTGCGCTGGAACAAAATTGCGACCATCGCCGTTTTGACCAACGAACTGATCCGATTCAGTGATCCATCGGCAGAACGCCTAGTACGTGACGGCCTGGCCGCCGCGGTAATCGAAAGGGCGGACGTAGATTTTATCGACCCCGATAAGGCAGCCGTAGCAAACGTCTCGCCGGCGTCCATCACTAACGGCATTGCGCCAATTCCTTCGAGCGGAAACACTGCTGAAGACATTCGGGCAGATATTCAAGCGCTGTGGGCCCCCTTCATCGCAGCTCGTAACCCACCACGTAGCGCCGTCTACTTGATGGATTCAACGACCGCTCTGGCGTTGAGCATGATGCAAAACCCGCTCGGCCAATCCGAGTTCCCAGGCCTCACCATGAACGGCGGCACCTTCATGGGCGTTCCGGTAATCGTTTCTGATTACCTGCCTGTTGATTCCAGCGGCGGCATGGTTATCCTGCTCAACGCTTCGGATATCTGGCTGGCCGATGATGGTCAGGTTACCATCGATGCTTCCCGCGAAGCTTCGTTGCAGATGCTCGACAATCCGACCAACAACAGCGCCACTGGCACCGCTACCAGCATGGTATCCATGTTTCAAACTAACAGCACGGCCTTCCTCGCGGAGCGCTATATCAACTTTGCCCGCCGTCGCGCAAGCGCCGTCGCATGGTTGTCCGGCGTGAACTGGGGAGCTGGCGCGTAACGTAGCTCTGTTGTAAACTTAAAGCCGGTAACGCACGGGTAGCTCCCGAGCACCTTCTCCCGGAGGTCTGCGTTACCGGCTTTTTCTATTCCCCGGGAAAACGATCACGGGAGTGACCGAGAATGGCAATTTACATCTACCACCTGTGCTGTCCTGACACCGGTGAAATCCGTTACATTGGCAAGTCGAATAATCCGCAACACCGTTTCAGCAGACACATCCAGGCTTCTAAAAATCCTAAGAATTATGCGCAGCGTTGGATTGCTACTTTGATCCGCGCGGGTAAAAAGCCCGTGCTTAAAATAGCCGCTGAGCTTTCTCCTGAAGAGAACTGGCAAGAAGTAGAAAAACAAGCGATAGCTAAAGGTTTCGCCGACGGCTTGCGTTTGACGAATACGAGTGCAGGGGGTGAAGGCGTACTGATTTTAGATCCGGTAAAGGAAGCTTCGCGAATAGCAGCCATAGATAAAGCATGGAAGTGTGCGGCCCTGCGTAGACGTCAAGGCGACAGGGTTAAAGCCGGCATGGGTACTCCGGAATCTAAGGCAGCGAATCGCGCACGGATGTTAGAAAAATGGCAGGACCCCGAGTACGCAGCTTTAAACGCGAGAAGGGTTAGTGAGGCGTATTCGACACCAGAAGCGCGCAAAGCCCAGTCGGAAAGGGCTATAGAAGCTAATAAAAACCCAGAAGTTGTGGCGAAAAGAGTAGCCGGTATAAAGGCCGCATGGGCAGAACCAGCTAAGAAAGAAGAATGGGTAGCCAACATAACTGCCTCGCAGAATACACCGGCAGCGAGGGCTTCAAAGTCGGCACAAATGAAAGCCTTCCACCAAGATCCTGAATTTATCGCCAGACGCAAGGTGCGAATGGCCGATCCGGAGATGATAAAGCGACGCGGCTTGGCCATATCTGCGGCCAAGCAAAAGAAAAAGGCCGAGCGGCTAGCTGCTGAAAAACTAGCAAATACCCCGCCAACCTAATATCCTGCGTGGGCGACCAACCCCCGGAAGCCCACCGCATGAAAGATTTTATCGGCTTCACCAGAAAAATTCTGTTCATGAATCAGGGCGATAGCTTGCCAGATCCTCCTATTCCAGCGCCGCCGGGGCCCTACGACCGAAGTATTCCGGCTGCCGATGGTCTGAATGCATATTTGACCCCTTACAACTCGCCGACCGGCATCATGGTCGTACGTGGGTTCTTCACGAACAACGCTGCTTCAATCCCCACCCTGGATATCAAGTGGAACGGCGTCGCCATGACGCAGGTCCCTATCGTCGCTAACGCTACCTCCGGCGACCCGGTGTTATTCCTGGCCGCTATCAAGGGAGGCGCCACGGGAACGCATAACCTGACGATCGATGTAACGTCGGGAAGCGTAGGAAAAGGCTTTTTACGCATAGGCGACCTGGCCGCCATGGATACCGACTGGATCGGCCAAGTTCAATCCGGTATCGCCGATACGCAAATAGTAGATGTGTTCGTTGTACCAACCGCGAGCGGTAGTTCCGTCGCCCAAATTGCAGGCTTCATCGGCGAGCAAGTTTGGCCGATAACCGAATACCAAAACGCGACGATCCAGTGGACTACATACCGCGAAGATTCAATCCAAAAGGTGTTGAACGGCGACTTCGCTACAGATGCAGACTGGACGAAGGGCGGCGGCTGGACGATTTCCGGCGGTCAAGCGCGTCGACAGTACCCCGGCAACTCTTCGCTGATCCAGAAAGGATGGACGCTGCTTGACCCCGCTAAAGTGCATCGCGTGTCCTTCAATTTTGTTCAGCGTGGGGCGATCGGTAATATCTCCTTGGCGTGGACTAACGCAGCGGGTACAGGTATTCAAACTTTCTCGCAGACCTATACCGCGCAAGGTATCTACTCCCTGCGGGTTTATCCGCCGAACAATACTGGCGGCCTGATGATTACCGGCATCGGCAATAACAACACCTCTGCGGCCACGATCGTCGACGATGTGTCGGTAGTCGAAGAGGGTACGCAAAACGCCGTGATGTTCGCCACGCAATCGCAACCCGGACCCCAGCAGTACACCTATGAGGCGAACGCGGAGGGCACTGCCGGTTGGCTTACTGTGGAAATAAAAGGCCTAGTGCTGCCATAGCCTTGTGTTCTGATATACTCCGGCTAAATTTGAGGACTTTTCGCATGAGCAAAGTAGAATTTACCTACAGCAAAGGCGGTAAAACTGTAACTATGGCACGCCGCTACGCTGAAACTTTGCGCAAGCTAGGCCACGGCACATACGAAACCAGAATGCTCACTGCTACTACGCCGAAAGCTCCTGCAGAAGACGACGAGCCTCTGGTATCCGCTGCACTAGCCGAGTTTGCCGCGGAGAATAAAGTGGACCTTTCCAAAATCATCGGCACCGGTAAAGACGGGCGTATCAAGAAGTCTGATATTGAAGCCTTCATCGCCGTGCAGGTGTAAAAGATGCGTCTATTCGGTCGAGAGCTGTCCCTAACCTTCAAGCGTGCGCCAATGTCGCCGCCCGGTACGGGCATGGGCGGTTGGTGGCCGATGATCCGCGAACCTTACTCCGGCGCATGGCAGAAGAACGATACGTGGACTAATGAATCGGTCTTGGCGCATTACGCCGTCTACGCCTGCGTAACGCTTATCGCGAATGACATCGGCAAGTTGCGTCAGCGCTTGATGGAACTGGACGCGAACGGGATCTGGAAAGAGACCACTAGCCCAGCTTTCAGTCCGGTGCTCAAGAAGCCGAACAACTACCAGAACCATATCCAGTTCAAACAATGGTGGCAGACCTCTAAGTTGATCAGCGGCAACACCTACGGGTTGAAGCAGCGCGACCAGCGTGGTGTAGTCGTGGCTATTTATTTGCTTGACCCGTGTCGCGTGCTCCCCCTGGTCGCTGAAGACGGTTCGATCTACTACCAGCTCTCGAACGACAATTTGAACCGCGTAGGCGACGGCGTAACCGTACCGGCGTCCGAGATCATCCATGACCGGATGAACTGCTTGTTCCACCCCCTGGTAGGCGTGTCTCCGCTCTACGCCGCCGCGCAAGCCGCGTGCCAGTCCCTCAAGATGCAAAGCGATAGCTCGACCTTCTTCGAGAACGGCGCGCGTCCTGGCGGCATCCTGTCGGCCCCCGGCGCTATCAGCGACGAGACGGCAGCACGGCTTAAAGCGCATTGGGACGCGAACTACACCGGCCAGAATGCGGGTAAGGTCGCCGTTGTCGGTGACGATCTCAAGTTCCAGCAGATGAAGATGTCGGCCACTGATTCGCAATTGATCGAACAATTCCGGCTTACCGCGGAAATGATCTGCACGGCGTTCCACGTCCCCCCGTCCAAAGTCGGCGTGACCAACTCCCCGACTGGAACTACCGCAGCACAAGAGAACCAGAAGTATTACTCGGACTGCATTCAGGTACTCGCCGAAGAATACGAGGCTTGCATGGACGACGGCCTTTCGCTGCCAGTTCAGTACGGTGTAGAGCTTGATGTAGAAGGCCTGCTGAGGATGGACATGGGCGCGTTGGTGACAACCTTGGCCGCCGCAGTCGGAGGTAGCATCATGACGCCTAACGCAGCCTTGCGTAAGCTAAACCAGCCTCCAGTCGCCGGCGGCGACACAATTTACATGCAGCAGCAAAATTATTCGCTCTCCGCTCTGTCGAAACGTGATGCGCAGGTAGATCCATTCGCCACCGGCACCGCGCAGCCTGCAGCTACAGAGCCGGCCGCACCGGCAGAACCCACCGACGAAGAAATCCAAGACAGCGCGAAGTTGCTCGCGATGCTCGTAGAGAAGGGGCTAAACATTGAACATGCGTGAACTAGAAGCGCAGGCTCAAGCCCTGGCGCCGGTTATTGCTGCAGCCATCGCCAAGGCCGTAGCGCCGCTGAATGAAGAACTGGCCGAGTTGCGTAAGTGCTTGGCGGATCGCCCTATGCCGGTCGAACCGGACTTGGAAGCGATCGCCGCACTGGTGAAGCTGCCAGAAGTCAAAGACGGCGAGCCAGGAAAGGATGCAGAGCCGGTAGACCTGGCCGCGCTTGCCGAAGCCATCGCCAAGCTTATCGTGCTGCCTGAAGTGAAGGACGGCAAAGACGCTGCTGAAGTCGACCTGGCCGCAGTGGCCGCACTCGTCGAAGTTCCGGCTCCTGAGAAGGTTGACGTAGAAGCCATCGCCCGCGCCGCTGCCGCACTGATCCCGGTTCCTGAAGTCAAAGAACCCGAGCACGGCCGGGACGCGATCGACCTGGAGATCCTGCCAGCCATCGACGACTCCAAACAGTACCCGCGCGGCACTTACGCAGCGCACAACGGCGGTCTGTGGAAGTCGTACGAGCGCACGCATGGCATGCGCGGCTGGGAGTGCATTGTGGACGGCATCGCGTCGGCCAGCGTAGCCCAAGACGACGTGCGCGAGTTCTCCGTGAAGCTGGTGAAGTCCAGTGGTGTCGAGGTCGTACAGAAGTTCAACATGCCGATCCAAGTTTACAAAGGCGTACACCGTGAAGGCGACTCCTACGACGCGCACGACACCACGACTTGGGCCGGTAGCCAGTGGGTATCGAACAAATCTGCCAACACCGACAAACCCGGCGCTAGCGACGCATGGACCTTGGTCGTCAAAGCCGGACGGAATGGTAAAGACCTGCGCGAGAATGCCAGCACCTACGATCCGGCTAAAGGAGTGACGCTCAAATGATGTACGTCACCCTGGAGCGCGCAAAAGAACACCTGAACATGGACCACAGTTCAGACGACAACTTGATCACGGTCTACATTCAAGCGGCGTCCGGCGCGGTAAAGAATTACCTAAAGAGCGCTTCGCCTTATGAGGTCGAGCGCGACAGCAACGACGATATTATTCTCGACAGCTCGGGCGATCCGATCTACGTCGTCGACAGCAACGGCGACAAGGAGGTCAGCTATCCAGTTCAGGCGGCCACGCTTCTGATGGTCGGCTTCCTGTATAAAGACCGCGACGAAAACCCGGACGACGCGTTTGCCCGAGGCTACTTGCCGATGCCTGTTACGGCTTTGCTCTACCCACTTCGCGACCCCGCCCTAGCCTAAAAGGACTACAAAGATGGCTGACAAATTCGCACGGGTCTTCGGGAGCTTTCTCCGGCGGATCATCGACATGGGTGATGGAACCTGGTCGGAACGCGTGGTCGCGCAGCCACCGGCAGCATTGCTTACTGGCACGAGTAAACAGCGGATCCGCGTTGATGTGGGGCAGACTGGATTTTTCGAGAAGCGCGAATTCGAAATGTTCCGTGAGTTCGCGACCGCCACTACAGCGACTTACATCCTGCGAGTAGTGGCCCCAGTAAACTTCATTCTCCATGATCTGTCCCTAGAGCTTGAAGCGGGTACGGCCAGGTTAGCTACATTCTCCGGCGGCACCCCGACCGGAACTTTTAGCGAAACGCTACCGTACGTTGCGGCGAACACTATGACGGAAACACCGCCTACGTATGCGTCGCAGCTCGTGATAACCGCGATACCCACGGGAGGCACCCTGGCCGGCGGCTCAGCGATTAGAGTCACGCGGGTTAAGGCTGCCGACAACTCTAACTTCGCGGCCAGTGTAGGCAGCACGCCTGATCTCGTGGCCGGTCGGGCGCCCGGCACCTACTACCTGACTCTGCAGCTTACCGCCGCCATCGGCGTGCTGAAGGCTCGTTTTGAGGAACGCCCATGAGCCGCGCCGGCCAGTACCGCCACCGAGTGGACATCCAAGATTGGACAGAAGTCCGGGATGAAGAGACGGGCGGCTTCACCGAGGCTTGGGTAACCGTGTTCGCCGATGTGCCAGCGCGCATTGCTCCCGCCAGCGGTCGGGAATTCCTGGCCGCTGCGGCAATTCAGTCCGAGATCATCGCGCGCATCGTAATCCGCCAGCGCCCCGGCCTGAATGCCAAGCAACGCATTTTGCACAACGGCGATATCTACAACGTGCACGCATGGCTGCCGGATCAGGAAAGCGGGCGTGACTATGTGTCGGCGCCTTGCTCGCGCGGAGTGGACGAAGGTTGAAAGGCTTGCTAGAGTTCAGATTCCCTTAGCTCATCCCACAGAGGAAGAATCATGAGCGAATCTGAAGCTGCAATCGAAAAAGAAATCCAAGACAAAGGGCTGAACGCGCCGCGTCTTACCCCCGCTCTGATCGACGCGGCGGTAGCCAGTGCTACCTACACCGTGCTCCCAAGCGGCCGCGCAACGATCTGCGAAATGACTTTGCGCAACGGCTACGTCGTACTCGGCGAATCGCTTTGCGTAAGCATCGAAAACTTCGACGCGGAGATCGGTCAGAAGATCGCCTACCAAAATGCTCGCGATAAGATTTGGGCGTTGGAAGGTTATCTGCTCCGGCAGAAACTACACGACGAAGCCTGACTCTTGTAGCAAAATGGAAACCCGCTTCGGCGGGTTTTCTTGTAGGAGGACTATTGAAAACCTTCGTCTGCATCGCCTCCGGCCCAAGTCTCAACGCGCGCGACTGCGAACTGGTACGCGCCGCCGGCCTTCCCACGATCGCCGTGAACAACTCCTGGCAGCTAGCCCCGTGGTGCGATCACCTTTACGCAGGTGATCTCGCGTGGTGGGACGCGAACGTCCATGGGATTCCCCATGGACCTAAACGCTGGAGCTGTACGCGCCAGGCAGTGGCAAAGCACGGGTTGAACTGGCACGAAGCCTACGGTGAATATAATTCAGGTTTGAGAGCGATTGAACTGGCCTTCAAGCTCGGCGCAGAACGCGTCCTGCTTCTTGGGTACGACTGCACGGTGTCCAAAGGTACGCACTGGCACGGCGACCACGAGAGCACAAAGAACCCGGACGAACTCCGGTGCCGCAAATGGGCAGCGCAACACTCCCGCCTGCCACAACGCGATAGGGTCGTCAACTGCTCTCGTGAAACCGCGCTGGAATGCTACCGGCTCGGGCATCTTGAAAAAGAGTTGCAAAAGGTTGTTGACACTTGTGATGCGCGCGACTAAAGTTTGTTTCAGAGGCAGCTAGCTATCAGGCGCACAACGTGAAGCCGGGCAAGAATGCAGAGTCCCGGATTAAAGTGCAGTCTCTAACCGATCAACCAGCGCCAAAGACCGCGAAAGCATGGCAAGTCTAGAGAAGTTTGCCCATCGCAGCCCGCACATGCGGAATAGTTGCACCAAATCTATCGCCTAGAGCGAAAACCGTTATGGTTAAGTCCGCCGCGCGGCACCGGAGCAAGCTTCCCGGGTTCTAGGCGATAGATCTGGTGCAATTGAAAGCGGGGAGACGCCGTGTCATGCCATCGGCGCAGTCTCGCGGTAAGGCATACCCTTTGCACCTTTAAATTCCCGTACTTCAGCCCGGCTTATGCCGGGTTCTTTTTAGGTAAGCTTATGATAATTCACGGAATGATGGGGCTTGGAGATAATCTCTTTGAGCGTCCTTTCATTAAAGCGCTACCGAAGCCTGTATATCTTTCTACACCATGGCCTTTCATCTTCCACGACATTCCTGGCGTGCATTTCCTCCGGCCGCAAACCAATCTGCGCACCCAAGCGAAGAACATCGCGCGCCACGCAACCTGGACGATGCCTCCCACGCGTCAACCCACTCGACAGATCCGCTACGGCGCCGAGGGAATTATTCCCGGGATGATCGCCAGCTTCGGCGTAATGCCGGGCGAGTTCGACCTTCCACCGCTGCCGCCTTCGCCAGAAACTGGCCCGTACGTCGTCGTGCGCCCGGCTACCGTGCGCAGTGAGTGGCGAGCGGATACGCGTAACCCTGATCCAGATTACATAGCGGTAGCCGCAGCTTTGGCATGGGCAAAAGGCTATAAAGTGATCAGCATCGCCGACCTAGAAGACGGCAAGGAGTGGGTGGTAGAACCTTTGCCGATCGCCGACGTGCGTTATCACAAAGGCGAACTGCCGGTCGAACAACTGCTGGCGCTCGTCAAGGGTGCTGCCGCCGTGATCGGCGGTATCGGCTGGCTGGTCCCGGCGGCGCTTGCGGCCAAGGTTCCCGCGTGGATCATCTGCGGCGGCCAGGGCGGTTTCAATTCGCCGAAGCAGATCTGCCCGGACGGCAGTACAATTACCTTTGCGGTGCCGGACAACTTTTGCCGGTGCAAATTAAAGCAGCATGCCTGCGACAAGAGGATTTCCAACTATGACGCCAAGCTTACCGAGTGGGCTGACCGACACCTTTTTATGGTCCCCTGAGAAAGGTCAGGGTTTCCATACTCGGCCAGCGATGTTGTACGGCGGCGAGTATTTCGCCAACTACCAAAAGCTCGACGCTACCAAGATGGGCGGCCTGCTGACCAAAGCGCGGGTGGAACTGGTCAAGAAGTACATCAATCCTGCTGAAGTCGTGGACATTGGTATCGGCGGAGGCCGCTTCGTCGAGGAGTCCCAGGGCTGCGGCTATGACGTTTGCCCGGACGCGATCTCCTGGCTGCAAAGCATCTACGCCTACAAAGACCCGTACGGCTCCGAAGAGGTTCGGGCGATTACATGCTGGGATAGTCTCGAGCACATCCCGGAACCCGAAAAGCTTCTGGAGCGCGTCAAGGAATGGCTGTTCGTCTCAATCCCTATCTGCGAGACGGCCAGTGAGTGGGTAGAGTCGAAGCACATGAAGCCGGGCGAGCACATCCACTACTTCAGCCTGCAGGGCTTTATCCGCTGGTGCGGTATCCACGGGTTTGAATGCGTCGAAGTGAACTGGGCGGAAACCGAACTTGGCCGTGAAGGCATCGCGTCCTTTGCGTTTAAACGATTACCCTGATAGCCTTTAACTCGTGACTGTATTCAGTGGATAACCGATAGGCCTATCGCAGAAGCCCAAATCTTTCGGTGCTGTACGAAAGCCGCCATCTCAGGCGGCTTTTTCTTGCCTGTGATAAACTCCCGGCAAACCGAGGGCGACGACATGGCCGACTGGATCACGTACAAACTGAAGGGCGCTGAAGAGCTGTCACGCGTTTTCAAGACGCTGCCATCTGAGCTACAGCGCCAGGTTGTCGTGCCAGCGGCCAAAGACGCTATGGGCATCGTTCTGCAAGCGGCCAAAGCGAATTGGGATAAGATCGACGACCCTTCCACTTTCCCGGATATCGCTAAGAACGTGGCGCTGATCGAAGACGTAAAGTTTTTTAATGAAACCGGGTCGACCAAAATATCTGTCGGGGTGCGCAAACGGCGGAAAGGCGTAGCAGGCGGCAATACCTACTATTGGACCCATCTAGAGTTGGGGACGCGATACATTCGTGCGTATGCGCCGATGCGCCGGGCGCTCAACGAAAACACCCAAGCCGTGTTCCAAGAATTTTTGAGTGCTGCAAAATTCAAACTCCTTGACTTAGGGCTCAACTGATGGACGTACCTTTCTACACGGTGTGCAAAGCGGACCCGACCGTACAAGCCCTGCTCGGCGGTACGTCGCCGCGCATATATCCTTTTGGGGCCGCGCCTCAGTCCGTCGCCAAACCATACGCCGTCTACCAGTGGGTCGGCGGTTCGCCTTTCAACATGCTGAACTGTCGGCCCGACGCTGATCGTGCAAGTCTCCAAGTTGACGTTTACGGATCTACTGCGGCGTCTAGCACTGCGGCGGCTGAAGCTATCCGCTACGCGATCGAACTAGACTCGTACGTCACATCCCATCGGGGCACAGACCGCGAAGAAGAAACGCTGCTGTACCGAACCAGCTTCGATCTCGACTGGCTGGTCGAACGGACCTGATTTGCGAAACTCCCGGCGCGTGATATGCTTCGGGCGAACGTTCATAACTCAACGAGGCTGCACCCATGACCCTAAAATCACAGGGGAGCGATCTTTTTACGATCGACCCAGACACTGGCGCCCTGCTTGACGTGGGCTGCATCACCTCTATCGACGGCATCGACACTGCTATCGACCAGATCGAAACGACCTGTCTGAACGACCTGGCCCGCACGTATGAAGCCGGCCTCGCTACTCCAGGCGCGGCGACTTTCGGACTGATGTTCGATCCGGCGGACGTGAACCATATCCGGTTGCACCAACTGAAATCCGCTGGTGTTACGTTGCAGTGGGCTATCGGCCTGTCGGATGGTGTCGCTAACCCTACCACCGCCACCGACAGCAATGGTGACGATGAATTCGTTCTGCCGCCTACCCGCAGTTGGATCACCTTCGAAGGCTACATGAACAGCTTCCCGTTCACCTTCGCGCTGAACACCATGGTCACATCGACCGTTGGCATTCAAGTGTCCGGCGATCCTGTTCTCGTTCCTAAGTCGTCGAGCTAACCAATGTCCCTGAACCTTAAAGACCTCGTTGCCCAAGGCGCCTTCGTAAGCGAGCCTTTCGTGAAGCGCCAGATCAAATGGCACAACACGGAAGGTGAAGAGCTGGAAGCAGACATCTGCGTGCGTTTGGCGTCGTATCACACGATCACCAACACTTGGAAAGCTGCCGAAGGGAATCAAGAGCACCTGGCCGCACGGATCGCGACAATGGTGTGCGACGAGGAGGGCGGGCCGATCTTCACCACGGCAGACATCCTCGGCACCACCGGGATCGAAGGCCGCGGCGCGATGTGCGATACGTTGTTCCTCGCACTGATCACCGCGGTTAACGAAGCGCAAACGGCAAAGACGAAGCCCCCGAAGACCTCTGGTTCGAACTAGTCCTGAACGGTGTAGGCGGTCGCACGATCGCCGAAGCCCAACAGAACCTCTCCATGGTCGAAGCGCGACAATGGGCTCAGTACATCAAGCGCCACGGGGGCCTGAACATAGCTGAACGTGTTGAGCAAGCCGCGGCCTTAATCTGTTGTACCGGCGCGCAGCTTATGGGCAACAAAAAGGTAGTCGCCGACTTCATCCCTAACCGGGAATCTGACGACGAACTGCGTTATGCTACGCCACAAGACTTCTTAAAAGTGCTCCAAGCGTCGAGGAAGCAATAAGCATGCCAACTAGCAGCCTCGGCCAGCTCACGGTGGATCTCGTTGCAAATACCGCAGGCTTTGAACGCGGTATGGATCAGGCCGAACGCGCTTTGGCTGCGACGACTCGGGAAGCTAAAAAGCAGGGCGAAGCACTCGATCGGCTGATCGGGCAAATCGATCCGACTGTCGCGGCTTATAGCCGTCTCGACAAGATGGAACAGCAGCTAGACGCCCACCGCAAAGCCGGGCGGTTGCCGACTGAAGACTACAAAGCTTACAAAGCCCAACTGGACGCTACGCGCGCTTCCCTGGCGCAGACTGATGCCGCCTTAACCAAAGGCGGCCTTAGCGCTAAGCAGCTAGCAAACAACCTCCGCGGCGTGCCTGCGCAATTCACCGACATCGCGACTTCCCTTTACGCCGGTCAAGCGCCGCTTACCGTGCTGCTTCAGCAGGGCGGCCAGCTCAAGGACATGTTCGGCGGCATCGGGCCCGCGGCATCAGCTCTCGGCGGCTACATCGTCGGGCTGATCAATCCTTTCACCGTTCTAGCCGCCACCCTCGGTACGATTACCGCTTTGTTCATCGACGCGGAGAAGGAAGCCAGCGCGTTTAACAAAGCGCTGTTCAGCGGTTCGGCCAGTTCGGGGCAGACCTCTTCGTCCTTGTCTCAGCTCGCAGAAGACGCCGCGACGCTAACCGGAAGACTCGGAGAAGCCAGGCAAGCCGTTATCGCCCTGGCCGGCAGCACCGGGCTTAGCGAAACTCAATTCCGCAACCTCGCGCTAGCCGCTACGGCTATCGGCGAGTTCACCGGCAAAGGCGCGGCGGAAGTTGCTAAATCCCTCGGCGACTTGGGCGACAACGCTACAACCGCCGCGCAGAAGATCAGCGCGCAGTACGGCTTAATCACCAATGAGCAGTACGAGGTTATCAAAGCCCTCGACATCCAAGGCAAAAAGCAAGAAGCCCTGGACGTACTCAGCGCCACCTTGGCCGAGAATGCCCAAACACGACTGAAGACCTACCGCGATTCGTTGTCTGATCTTGAGCGTGACTGGGACGACATCGGAACGGCGATCAGCAATGCCTATGCTCAAGTTCGCGGCGAGCTTTTCCCTGACGCGGCCAAGCAGATCGAACTGCTCGAACGCATCCTGCAGACCCGCAAAGAGGGCGGTATATCCGGCGCTATCTCTACGGGTCTCGGCAACCTGGCAACCACGTTAGGACTGGCAGACGAGACCACCGAGGCGCTGGAGAAGCAGCTCGTGTTGCTCAAGCAACAGGAGACCTCGAAGAAAGCCGCTGCAGAGGTAACCGGGCAAGAAGTTCGAGCTAACCAAGCGCTTATCAAGGCGGATGCAGAACGCTTGAAGGCTGCCAAGTCCGCACCGGCGCCTAGAGCCTTTCGCGAAGACGCCGGCCAACGCATGCTCGACACGCTGCGGCAGCAGGCCGCAGCCCTCCAAGTTCAATCTGAGACGACTGATAAGCTCGGCACCCAAGCCAAAGCGCTTGCAGCTTTCGAGCAGCAGATCGCCGACATCAAGTCTAAGGACATTCAGACCGCAGATCAGAAGTCGATCTTGGCGTCTGAGGATTTGTTGCGCGCCCAGCTCAAACGCAACGTAGCACTAGAGCAGGAAGTTGACGCCAGGAAACAAGCAACTGCCGAAGCCGGTAAACTTGCTGCGTTCCAAGAAAACCAAGCTTCGAAGCTTAGCCAAGCTCAGGAGGGTTTAGATTCTTCGCTTACCGGTCTCGGGCAAGGCGAAAAGCTTCGCGAACGGCTAAAAGAAGATCTGCAGATCCGCAAGGAGTACCAGTCCGAAGTAGACAAGCTGAACAGCCAGTTCAACAAAGGGCAGATCAGCGAAGATCTGTATGATCAGGAAACAGCGATCCTCGAAGAGAACCTGGCTTCGCGCTTGGTTATGCAGCAGGACTACTACAACCAACTGGACGAAGCGCAGGGTTCGTTCTTCCTCGGGGCGTCCGAGGGGTGGGCAAACTGGGCGGAGGAAGCGACGAACTACAGCTCGATGGCTGCGGAATTCGTCACCGGTTCGCTTGACGCGCTAACAGACGGCCTTACGGATACGTTCATGTCGATTCTTGACGGCACGAAATCCGTAGGCGATGCCTTCGCCGACCTCGGCGTGCTGATGGTTAAGTCCATCGTCGGCGCCCTGGTCCAGATGGCAGCGCAATGGCTTGTGTATCAAGCCGTGCAGTTGTTCGTCGGCAAGACCACGCAAGCTTCGGCGTCCACTGCGCTTATCGCTAACGCTCAAGCTACAGCCTTCCAGGCATCCTTGGCGGCGTTCGCGTCTACAGCGGCTATCCCTATCGTTGGTCCATTGCTCGCGCCTGCCGCTGCTGCCAGTGCTGCTGCCTTCGCCGCGCCTTTAGTGGCCGGCGTAGCTACCGCCTCGTTGGCGGGTATGGCACACGATGGTATCGACGCCGTGCCACAAACCGGCACATGGCTCTTGCAGAAAGGCGAGCGTGTGACTACCGCGCAGACCAGTGCCAAGCTCGACAAGACCTTGGACAGTATGAAAAGCCCGAGCGGCGGCAACGGCACTACGGTAAACTTGATCGAAGATGCATCACGCGCCGGGCAGTCCGAAGAACGGACAGGCGATCAGGGGGAAAATGTGATCGATATTTTCGTAGCAGATTTGCTTGGCGATGGCCGCACTGCTGACGCGATGAGCCGTAAGTACGGCTTGCAGACGCGAGGTACGTAATGGCGATCCCTGTATACCCTGAAGGGCTGCCCTGCCCATTGCGGGAGAATTACGGGTTCACGCCTGTAAACAATATCCGCCGTACACCTATGGATAGCGGTCGTGCACGGCAGCGGATCGAGTTTCCTAACGCGCCTTCCTTAGTCCAGCTCTCCTGGATCATGACTTCGCCTCAAGCCATGCTTTTTGAAGCTTGGGCCGCACAGGTGGTTGGCGCAGGCTGGTTTACGATGACGCTTCTAACCCCATTAGGTTTTGACGCTCAAGAAGTCCGTTTTACGGAGGTTCCTGTAGGCGGGGAGCTAACAGGAAAATTCCTTTGGCGGTATCGGGTCACTTGCGAACTGAGGAATAGACCGCTAATAGACCCTGAATGGGTTATAATCTTGCCCGATTACGTCTTGTACGCCGACATCTTTGACTACGTCATGAACCGAGAATGGCCGGAGTACACGCCAAGCATGCTGCTGACTCAAGAAGGCGACTTCTTGGTAACTGAAGACGGCGATCTATTAATTTTGGAGTAGGACAAGTGGCTGACAAACGAATAACGGATCTCCCACCATCGGCTGCTCCTAGTGAGGGCGACGTTTATCCTATGGTGCAACAAGCCACCACGTTTAAACAGACCTTGACGAAATTGAGAACTGCCGTCCTCAGCGCTTGGCAGCCTTTTATAAGAACATTCCTCGGCGC